GACAAAGAGGCTAGATCAGAGTGGGAATATAGATACAAGCAAGGTCTAGAAACGCTAGATCCACAAGGTGGTCAAGAGGAAGAGGAAGACCAAAGAGCATCTAGAGGACTAAGTACAGTTGTGCATCCTATGATTGCAGAGGCGGCTACACAGTTTAACGCTAGAGCAATTGCAGAACTTTACCCAAGTGGCGGGCCAGTCAAGACAGTTATAGTTGGTGATCCAAGCGAAGAGCTAGAAGAACAAGCTAGGCGTGTCAAAGACTTCATGAATTATCAGATCACCCAAGAGATGCCAGAGTATTTTACTGATTTAGATCAAATGCTATTTCAGTTGCCACTTATTGGACACACATTTAAAAAAGTATGGTGGGATGCGAACTTAGACAGACAATGTTCTCAATTCGTGAAAGCAGAGGACTTTATAGTCTCACCAGAGAGTAAAGACTTATACACATCAATAAGATACACCCATGTAATTAGGATGCCTAGAAACGACTTTAACAAGTACGTTGAGGCTGGGTTTTACTTGCCAAGTAAGTATATGTCAGAGGACATAGACCCAAGTGGAGATTATACAAGCGAAATAGAAGGTGTAGACCCATACAATAGTGAATCAAAAGACGAAGTAATGACTTTGCTTGAGATGCATTGCTATATCAGTTTTGATGGCATTGATGATGTTGTAGATGCAGAAGACGATGATATAGTTCATCTACCTTATGTAATTACAATAGATTACGATGCACAAAAGATAGTTGCAGTCAGACGTAATTGGAACGAAACAGACGAAAAGAAAAAGCGTAGAGATTGGTTTGTTAGCTATAAGTTCTTACCAGGCATAGGTTTTTATGGTTTTGGCTTATATCACATGATTGGTGGTTTAGGTAAGGCGGCTACTGGAGCACTTAGAGCATTACTAGATAGTGCGGCTTTTGCTAATATGCAAGGTGGATTCAAGCTCAAAGGCAGAGTTACTGGTGGAGAGATGCAGATAAATCCAGGAGAGTTTGCTGATTTAGACGCTACTGTAGATGACGTAAACAAAGCAATTATGCCACTACCATTTAAAGAACCATCAGGCACATTATTTAATTTGATGAATGCGATTACAGATATTGGTAGAAGATTTGCCAATACTGCAGATCTAAACGTAGGTGATGTAAACCCAAATGCACCAGTTGGTAGTACAGTTGCACTCATAGAGCAAGGCAGTAAGTCATTTAGTGCTATCCACAAAAGACTTCATTATTCGCAAGGTCAAGAGTTCAAGTTACTTGCAAAGCTAAATGCAGAATACCTACCTCAAGAAATGAGGTTTGCACAAAGTGGTGTAGACACAATTATTTATGCAAAAGACTTTGATAGTAGAATAGATATTATTCCAGTTAGTGACCCTAATATATTTAGTACTGCACAAAGAATTGCACAAGCACAAGCAGTTCTGCAAATGTCACAAGCCGCTCCACAATTGCATGATCAATATGAGGCGTACAAAAGAATGTACGAGGCTATAAGAATACCAAACATAGATGAGATATTAAAAGCACCACAGAAAGCAGTAAGACTGGATCCAGTTGATGAGAATATGAGTGTGTTGTATGGTAAGCCTATAAGAGCTTTTCCAGAGCAAGATCATGATAGTCACATAGCAGTACATATGCAGTTTTTATCTGATCCATCTTTGGGTGGTAATCCAGGGGCAAGAGCTATGCAACCATTGTTGATTGCACATATAGCAGAGCATATAGCCTTATTGTACAGGCAGCGGATGCAAAGTGGTATCAATATGGATATGCCACCATTGCCAGACCTAAAAGATCCAAACTTTAAGTTTGAGGACATAGATCCAGCACTTGATATGGCTATAAGTCAAAGAGCGGCAGAGGTAGTTAAACAAGCACCACAAATGGAGGCTATTAAGCCACTTCTAGCTATGCAACAGAATATGCAACAGAATAATCCTCTACAATATGCACAAGAACTAGCAAAACTTGAGGCACAAGCATTAGAGGCTAGAACTAAGGTACAGATTGCCGCAGATCAAGCAAAAGCAAAGCAGAAACTTGAAATAGATGCCGCAGAGGCAAAACAAGATATGGCTATAGAACAAGCCAAAGCACAACAAGATTTACAAGCAAAAGTTAAGAAACTAGAATTAGAATTACAACTAGAGCGTGAAAAGAACGCTATAAAACTGCAAAAGGAGCTAAGATAATGCCAATAGTAATAATGCCAAATGGAGAGATGGTAGATTCAACTACAGGTAACCCAGTAAATACACCAGCAAATAGAGTGCCTGGAATGGAAAATAATATGGGTGAATTAATTGCAAATAGACCAAGCCAAATGGGTCAAGGTATGACTATGCAACAACTAGACCCAGGAAGTGTTGTGAGAGAAGGTGAGTTAACAGTCATGCAAAAGATGCAGATGCTCATGGATATGGGTCTTACAGAAGGTGAGGCTATAGATGCAATAGCGATGGAAGAAAGTGCTGGTGAAATAAATCCAAGAGCATTCGCTGGAATGAATAGAGATGAGGCACTCAAGGGAGCGGCAACTGCTGGAATGGGAGCACTTAGTGGAGTTCCTATGGGTGGTCAAGCACCTATGCCTATGCCAACACCTAGACCTGATACTGTTATGCGAGAAGGTGAAATGGGTGCAGATAGAACTATGAACCCAATGGATAGAATAACATCTAGAAACGCTCCAAGCACATAAGGGTATAAGATGGCTGAAAGAATAGGTGCATTAGGTGGATTGGGTAAAGAAGACTTTCAAACCTTGTCACAGGGTCTACAGTCTGCAAACAATCCAATAGCAAATGTATATGGCTTTGATATAAAGCCACAAGATGTTCTAACTACTGGAATTGGTTATGTTGCACCTCAAATATCTGCACCTTTGGCATTGGGTAGCATGATATCTGATTACAACGTAAACAAACTTGCAAACCAAGCTCTTAATAGACCTACAGACTTTCTTTCAAATCTAAATAAGCAATCAGTAAAAGACTTACGCTCTGAAATAGATGTAAATAAAGACAGAAACGTAACAAATAGAGAAGTGCAAAACTTTGGTATGAAAAAAGGTTTGACTGCATATGATGTAGGTATAAACCCACTTGAAGGATACAAACCTGGAAACATAAAAAAAACCAACATAACAAATGTAGACCCAACTGGTCTTGGTGTAAACACAGGTGCAGTAGGATCAACTGGAGACTTAGGTGGTGCAACTGGATCTGGGTATAAAGGCAGTAAGGGTTCTTTCTTAGGTTTTGGCAGAGCAGAAGGGGTCAACCCAAGTCAAAGTGAGCAGACTGGTGATCAAACATCTATCAAGGACACTAGCAAAGGCAAAGATCTTTCAAATACTTTTGCAGACGATGCGGCAAGTGCATCAGACGATGGTACATATATTTGTACTGCATTATATGATATGGGTGATATGAGAGCGTATATATATAAATACGATCAGCTATATGGCAGAAGAGTAAATCCTTTAATTTATGATGGATATTCTTTATGGGGTGGTTATGTAGCTACAAAAATGAAAAGACAAGGTTGGACATACAGAATTGCAAAGCCACTAGCGTTAGCTTGGGCAAAGCAAATGGCTTATGACTTATCAAAAGGTAGACATGGCAAGAAAAATACAGTTGTAAAAGTAATTAGCAAAATAGGTGAAGGCATATGTTATGCTTTAGGACTTATGTCAAAAATTAAATTTAAAAAAGGAGAAGTGTATGGAAAACATAGACGTAGCTAACATGGAAAGAAACGCTGAACTTTTCATGGAAAAGATGGGGTTTGCTCATGATTCTGAAGGCTTAGAGCTTACAGATGATCAGTTAGTAAACTTTCTATTGCTTTGTTATCAAGGCATGGTCTTGCCTTCTGAGGAAGAAGAAGAGATGGAAGAAATGGAAGATATGGATGGAGATGTAAAAGTCAAAGTCATGAAAGTTCATAGTGGTGACATGAGAAATGTAATGGATGAGATACTTGGTCATGGATCACCAAAGGTGGAGATGTAAAAATGCCTGGAAAAGTATATTCAAAAAAACAAAAAAATATCGCTAAAATGGCAAAGCCATCAAATAAGTTGACTGGTGCTGACTTCAAAAAACTTGCTATGCTCAAGAAAAAGAAGAAAAAGAAAGTTACTAGAAAAGCATAATGCCAGATCCAGTATCTAAAAGGTTAATTAAGGACTTCCTTACTAAAAACTTCAAGTCATTGTTTTCTGATAATGAGCTTGGAGCTTTGGGAAATATTGCGACTGAAAGTCAAATAAAAGATGAGTTTGGGTCTTTGCCAAGTTTTGAGATAACTGGCGATGATATATTAGGTGCTCTTGGTAATAGAACTAGAGCTATAGATATGTATAAAGATAACGCTCTACCATTTCAAAGAGGTTACACCAAACTTGTTAGAGATCCACTTAAAGACCTATCTATAAGAGGACAAGTTGGAGCTTTACAAAAAAGTCCAACATTAGCTACAGATGCATCCATTCTACAAGGCAAAACCATAGTACCAATAGTGGGAGATAGAACTAGTAGAGATGCAATCATTACTGGTATAGATGATTTGGAGTTTGAAAACCCTGTAAGGACATTTGGTGGAATACAATTTATGGATGATCCAAATCAAGGCTGGGCATCAATGATGGATGCAATGAAGTCATTTAACAAAAAGGTTGAAACTGTAGAAGAGATGGGTGGCAAGCCAGTTGGCATGACTACAACTATGGGTGAAAGAGGTGGAGACTTCTCGTTAGATACTGCAAATGTAATTATTGAATCACTTAAGGTTAAGAAAAATACTAAGAAAAACCTAAATGAGATGACAAAAATAATTAAAAATCAACAATATAGAATAAAAGATAAAGTATCTCAGCCTTTTGCAAAAGCACCTAATCTTAATAATATTGAAGAATTTGCAACATATTTTAGAAATTTACCTGGATCAGCTAGAGCAGAGTTAGTAAAAGTATTTGATAAAGCAGAATTGCAAAACTTAGGTGCACCAAACATAGGGCAAATAAGAATAGCGACAACTAACCCAGGCTTACTAGATGCAGATTTTTTAGGTATGGGTGCTAGATTTACAGATTTACAATCAGGAGTAGTGCCAAGCAAACATCCAACGTATGATTCACAAATCATGAAAGCTCCAGATGCAGAGGTGTTCACATTTGGAACTACTATACCTAAAACTATTATGCTGAGAGATCCTATGGCAAAAGTAAGAGCAGAAGGCAAAGGATTGGGTGCATTCAAGTCTATGCCTGCAGATTATAGAAAGTTAGCTATGAACACCCCAGTACAAGTAGCAGATCAGCAACTTATTG